GTTTGAAACTATGGCTGAAGCCATGAAGGATGCAGCAGAAGAGCTTGACATTTCCATCGTATGGGGTGGTGACTGGAAGAGTTTCTATGATGCACCCCACTTTGAACTTGATCGTAAAGTCTACCCAGCATGAGTAGAGAAGAAGATAATTGGCATCTCTCTAGGAGTGTACCTATAACCCTTATCTTTGGTCTTATAGCTCAAGCAGCAGCTATAGTTTGGACTGTCTCTATGATGATGTCAGACATTGAACGTAACGGTGAAGAGATCATGCGTCTACAATCCCGACTATCTATCGTAGAAGATGCTACACAAAGACAAGCAGTATCTATGGCCCGTATAGACGAAAACATTAAAGCAATCCGACAATCAGTAGAGAAAATGGCTAATGAAGACTAATTTCCACTGTAGGGGGTAGTCTTAATTTCCACTGTAGGGGTGCAGGATGATAGATCCATTTACAGCTTTGGCTGCTGTCAAGAGTGCTGTCAGTGCGGGTAAAGAGCTTGTCTCAGTTACTAAACAAATTGGTGAGTTCTTTGATGGTGTCGATGAACTAAGGAACAACCACAATAAAAAGAAGAACAGTCTCTTCTCAGGTGATGATGAGAACAGTATGGAGACTTTTGTGAAGCTACAGAAGGCTAAGGATGCTGAAGAAGAACTCAGAGCCATTGTGATAGCTACCAGAGGTTACTCCGCTTGGGGTGAGCTACAGGAGATAAGAGCTAGAACACGTAGAGAACGTAAAGAGAAAGAAGCTGCTGCTAAACTCCGTAAGCAAGAGGTGGTAGAGAAGGTAGTTGTTATTGGGGGTACATTAACTGTGTTGTCTATTATAACAGGTATAGCTGTACTTCTGATAATGTCATCAAAGGGGATGTTATAATGGGTTTAGAGGCTAAAGGTACTTTACCATTTCAGATGTATCAGGTGCCTGAGTTTACAGCTACTACAGTGACTACACCACCTACTCCCCCAGCTAAGACTAGCGCTGATAAGCCAAAGGTTGTAGAGCCAGCTACTCGTAGTGAAGTTACCATAAGACTTGACAAGTACTGGCAAGAGAAGGCTGAAGAACTCTTAAATAGACAAAGAAGTATGGCTGAGATAGCCTACAGTCCCAATGGTAGGATTGTAGCACCTATAGAAGTAGGTAAGATACTAGACGTAGAGGTTTGATATGGAAACTATACTAGCTTGGAAACTACTACCACGACTAATGATGTTAGTTATGACTGGTATGTATATTAGAGTGATTGAGTGGTTTATGTCGTTACCACCAGAGGCTATGACATCACAGGCAACTGCACTTACAGCAACTGTAACTGGGGCATTAACAGGAGCCTTTGCAGTTTGGTTAGGGAATGAAAGCAAATGATAGGACAAATCTTAAGTAGTGTAGTTGGTTTAGCTACAAGTGTAATCGACAGTAAGACACAGATCAAACTAACTGAGGCTGAGATCAAGAAGAAACAGCTTACAGGTGAGATAGACTGGGATCTAGCTGCTATACAGGCTACACAGAATAGCTGGAAAGATGAGTGGATAACCCTACTGTTCAGTATTCCCCTGATACTAGCCTTTTGTGGTGATTGGGGTAATGCTATAGTACAGGCTGGGTTTGCAGCACTTGAGACTATGCCAACATGGTATCAGTATTCCCTTGGAGGGATCGTATCAGCATCCATAGGAATCAGATCAGTATCTAAATTCTTCGGTAAGTAATAACAACAAAAAGAAGACTACCTTATAAAACTAAATAACCCCCCTAGGTTAATTCCTAGAGGGGCTTTTTTTATTCTTCTGGGGGGTTCATTTCTGGTGGTGCTAGTTCAAGGTGCGTCATAACCATAGCCAGACCTTCGTACAGAGTATCTATCTCTCCTTTGATCTGTCCAAACTTATATGCCAACCCCGCTGATATAATTAGGTTTACAACTATAATACCCTCAAAGAGTGTAATTTGCATTATTTATGTGTCTCCATCCATCGTTTGCGTAGTCTATTAAGATACCAAATTGCTTTGTCTATATCCTCTAGTCCGTTCTTGTACTCACAACGCCACATGTATTTCAATACATTAGCTGCGTGTGGTGCTATACTGCCTGACATATTTTCTGTCATAGCCTCTATAGCGTCAATGCACTCTATACCTGCTTGATTGTAATGTATAGGCTTCTCAACAGGGTCATGCCCTACCTGATTTAGTCTACTTAAATCCCACTTAGCCATATAGCTCTCCTTTCATAAACCGTATTATGCACTCTCTGGAACCTGAAAGCAATAGCTTTTTGCAATAGATTCGGGTGTGGGCCTAGTTTTCATCAATTCTTTTTGCATTCTATTACCAAGTTGGACACAAGATGCCTTCTCCATAAATACTCCATTAAAAGAATTTACTTTGATATTTCCTTCATGCATTAGAATTACTACTAGAACCCACATAGGTTTCTCCTTTTTTGTCAGACGGTCTTTACTAATTCCGCTGATGTGTATGGTATATGAAAAAATAACTCATTCTTCCGTATGTATCTTCCCTTAGCTCCACCTAGACTCTCTTTAGTAAGTAGAGTGTCCTTGATACGCCATGCTTGCTTCATGTCTTTACGGAAGACGTAGAAGTTTAGTACACCGTTCTCAGACCCATGCTTGTCTAACAGCCTTTGTTTCCTCTCAGGAATGCGTATATCCTTCCAAGTAACAGGCCAATCCCCATCCCAAGCTACCTTAACCTCTGCCTCGTTAAAATAGGTGTATCCACCCTTCTGAGACACGACATCAACGTAGTAGTTCTCTTCTGTATTTACTATGGTATGGCCCCTGCTTTCTAGCAGGGACACAAGTGCTTCTTTTGCAGGGCCATCATAAGCTTCGTATAAAGCCCTGCTAAACTTCTTTCTTACTGTCATGTTATGTCCACCATCTCACATACGTCACCAGTACATGCCATTGTTTGCATACCAGAGGTATTGTCTTCTTTTTCGTAGTCTGACAACTTTGTCCAGTCAATGTCTGTCGGCATCTGAGCAAGTAAGCCCTCATAGCTTGGGGTTACTACATACTCTTCACCATCTTCGTATCTATATCCAACAACAGGTTTATCCTTAAAGGTTTCCTGATAAGGTGCTTGCTGGTAAGTGTGATCTGAGTGTGGCAAGAAAGATACACCACTCATTTCATCAAAGTACTTATACACAAATGCACCTACTTCCATCCATTCTTCATCCCGCACTGAGATAGTCACGCTTGGTTTATGCTCACACCAATGCCTCTGGTACATAAGCCACATTTCTAGCTGTTCAATAGCTGTCATGTCGTTGCGTGTAATAGACCCAGAGGGTGACTGCACAGGGAAACTAAACACTGTCGTTGTGTCTGGTTTCATTGCACAAGGCTCACTAGGCACTCCCTGATCCTTTAGGAAGTTAGTAAGTGGGTCTTTGTTGTCACCACGTACTGTACGGATGTAGTATGGACTGTGACGGGCATGAATACCACTAGCACTATCTACCAACTGAGAAACTGTACCCGATGGTTTCACGCACGTAATAGCAGCCGCCACAGGAATATTAAGACGTTCTGCCCATTCCTTGTTTGTCTTAACTGCAACACTCTTTAAATGCTCTAGGGTTTTAGCTAGCCCAACATTCTTACTTGTCATAAGAACATTATCCATTATCCCTGTGAGTGACACACCAAGCAAACGCTCCTCTTCTGTGTTGGTAGTCCACACCTTTCGCAAATACGGAAACTTGGTGAAGGTTGATTGGATAGTTCCCAAAATAGTTGCCATACGGACTTTGCGTTCCAAATCTTCAATGGTATCCGTAGCACGTACAACAACTTCTGTAAGGTTGCAGAACTGATACGGCCTAAGTATAATTTCGCTGCACGGGTTAGTTCCGAACTCATAATTTGCATCCCTGCGTCCATTCTTAGCTGCTTGTATCTTACTTGCCTGTCGATTAAACACGCCACGCTCACCAGACTTAGACTCCACAAGGGCAGTCCACTCACGCATGAATGTCTCCATGTCAGGCTTCTCTGTGTAGCTGACACTGTTGTTAGCTAAGGCCCGATGACCAGCAGTTTCCCACCACTGCCCTGACTTAGCGTGACGCATACGATCATCTGACAGGTTAGACAAACTAATCATAGCACTACGGCGTACACCGCCAACAACTACTACTTGACCAATAAAGCACATAAGATCGTGACACTCGATACTAGACAGCTTACGTCCTTGTGCTGCTTTGAATGTCTGTACAGCGAAGTTGAATAGCTCAACCAGAGGTGCTGGACCACTAGCTCTACCACCAAATGTTTTTAACCTTGCTCCGGCAGGTCGGATCTTAGATACATCCCACTTAGGGATTTCCCCTGCCCATAACAAAGCTAATAGTTGACGGAAGCCTTTGGCCCAGCCCTCTTTACTGTCCTTAACGTGAATAATTGTGTCGCTAACAAATAACTCAGGAACCTCTGGGAGTTTAGAAATGAACTGACGTTCAACACTGAACCCCACCCCTGTACCACACAAGAGAATAAACATAGCTTCATCGAAGCTCTTAGGGTCATCTACAGGCAGGTAAGAACAGTTATACCCTGCTGTATTGTCACGATCTAAAGCCTTGCCAGCAGTCATCATAGCTCGCATAGAAGGCATTACCTCTAAGTTTAAGATAGCCTGTTCTATGTTCTTGGTGTATGTGTCATCACCAGCCTTCGGCTTGACTACACTGTCTATGTAACGACTCACAGTCTCTGACCATGTTTCTCTTGCATCACCCTTCCAACGTGCATAACGTGAAAGTGCAATAAAGTTTTGGTATGGGGTGGGGAGCATATTGTTCATTCTTGTTCTTTTCCTCTCGCTCTCATAGTTTTATCTTCTTCTAACCAGACCATTCGATCAATGTTTGACCTAGATATACCAATATCTTTTAATTCTTTGTCGGTCAACTGATTTAATTGTTTAATTGCTAGTCGGTGACTTCGCCATGTCGCAAGGTAGTTCATGTAACGCCAGAACCACGACATGCCTGATTTC